CGGACATGGTACAGGTATGTTTGGAATGGGGGCTAGTGACACCGAAGTAGGCGGTTACTGGGCGCTTGTTGGAACGTACTACTGGGACGAGTCAGAACCTAACTGGGAATTTGTGCAGAACACGCTTAACGCCGACAGTATCGAGGTGAACTAATGGGTGCTGATTTTACTTTTGCAATTTGCAACATTCCCGTTGATACAAACAATACAATGATTTTGTCCGGCGACAACTTAAAGCGTGCTGTAACTGAGCGTTTTTTAAAAATTTCTCGTGAGGACGATTTATTTTTAACAACGCTTGAAGATTGTGGTGTTCTTTATTCAGAAGATGATGAAGATGTTGAATCAATTATTGCCGACAAAGCAAACGAAGTTGCTGATTTTCTTAGTAACTGGGGTGTTTTGCGAGACGTTTCAGACTTACATCTTGAGGGCAAGCATTACTTTATTACTGGCGGTATGAGTTGGGGAGATGAACCCACCGACAGTTACGACATAATTAACTTAATTGATGCTTTGGGAATTACTAACGAACCATTTACGTCAGAGGAATTGGCATGAATTGGGACGATTGGGTAAAAAAATACAAGCCAATAACAAATCCATACAACACTTGGGATTCAATTCAATTTGAAACCTTTGGCGAAGATTGGGATTATGTAAAAAACTTAGACGAACACTATGTATGGACAGCAATTGACGTTGATGATGACGTGACCGTTGCTGGGCGTGCTTATGTAAACCGATTGCATTACTACGTCACCGAGATTGCTTGGGAAGACAAAGACATGGAGTTAGAAGTTATTGATGAAGACTACGAAAAGGAGGAAGACGAATGATTCATGTTGAAAAAATGATTGACGAGATGGACGATTTAGAGGCCGACTTTCTTATGCCTTTTAACGTTTCGCTATTGGAAGACTATTGGTTTGCAATGGAGAACGTAAATGAAAATGGTAATTGGCTTGGTTACATTGTCCATAAAGACGGTGATGAACTACCAGTTGCTTACAACGCTTCTAACGGAATGACTAAGTATGCAAAAAAGACTTCGGCCTACAAGCCTTTTGTTGATGATGCTAACAAAATCTTTCCGCTTGACAGTTGCGCCATTGACACCATGAGTGCATTGCTTGTGTTGTGTGAGGCAAACAATTGGGACGAGGTTGAAGATGACCTCTAATCACACTTACAAGGCAACGTGCAGGAAGCATGAGCAATGGAAATTTCTTAGCAATGATGAGAACAAAGTTTTCTTTCATGCTGGGTTTCATTGTGCTGAATACACTTGCCCCGAAAGCAACATTGGCATTGAATTGATTTGGTTGGGTGTGTAATGGCTAAACGTTGGGACAAAATTAAAGAAGGTTGGGGTCGCAACGATTTTCCAGCATTGCTAGTGGAGAACTGGAAAAACATGGACAACAAGGAGTTGGCTATTGCAATTGCTGATTCTTGGACAATGCCTGAGTGGCCTGCTCGGACACTTGAACCTAAGTATTGGGTAACTCTATTCAACATGGTTTTAAATGATGACGGCACAGGCTACTTAACTGATAACGGAACGATTTTATCTACCAGTTCTTTGCCCGAAAATTTAACGCTGTATCGAGGTTGTTATTCAGAGTTTGCTAGGGGCATGTCTTGGACTAGTTCCTTAGAGCGTGCTAAGTGGTTTGCATCCCGCATGGGTGGCAATGGAAATGTTTATACCGAGACTTTTCCTAGAGAATGTGTTATTGGTAAGTTTGATGGCAGGAACGAAGAAGAGTATGTTTTGGATTGCACTATGTTTGGAGAAGATGACGTGCAACTATTAGAAAGGATTAGGGGATGACAGAGGAGATTAAAGACTGTCTTAATTGCGGTTGCGAATACGGTTCTCATCTTTGGAACATTAATCAAAACCCCGAAGGCAAACCTGATTGGGAAGAATTAAATTGCAAAGAATGTGATTGCGATTTGTATTATCCGCCCGAAGAACTTGAAGTTTTTTAAAAAATCTACGAGAGGAAAAAATGTATAATTTTTATAACGTTGATAGCGAAAAATGGACTATTGCTTTATACGAAAAACTAGGGCGTGCTTACAAGGAGATTGGTATTTTCTTTGAAGACGTAGTTGTTCGTTCAGAAGCATTTGAGTTGTTTGGCGAGATGTGCAACGCCGTACCAACATGGCAGGCTGTTGAGTATGCACTTGAAGTGGATGCTCAGGGCGGTGAAATACCAGCATTTGAAGTTCGTTTAATAGATTCTAAAAACAAAGTTTTAGCAACTGTTCTTTGGGATGTTGAAAGCATAAAGCAATGTGTTGCAGACTATAAAAGCAGAAACATTAAACAATACAAATTAACTTTGCTTGCAGAGATTGATGAAGAAGACATTGAAGAAGACATTGATTGGGAATTGCTTGCAAACACGGGAAAATTAACCGTACTTGACATTCAGCCCAATTAGTGCTATAATGGTTACATAAAGAAAGGAGTAGTATGGATTTTAACAACAAAAGATTTGATTACATTAGTGATGCACCGTTTGACACATTGTTAAGCAGTGTTTCTTCACAGGGCATTAAAGTAACAGCCATTGCTGTTCCTGAGGATGCAGTTACAAGCGAGGAAAAACCTTACGATTACATTGAATTGCCTGACGGGATTGAAACAATTATTGCTATTTCCGAAAAGTTTATTCAAGACTTGATGAAAGAATCTAAGTCAGACTTCTCTAAGGGTTATACCCTTGGAATGTTTGTTAATCATTTATTGCAAGAAAAACTTACTGAACTGTTGGGGGAAGATGAGTGAGCAACAAGAATTAATTAGGGCAAGGCACATTATTGAAAAAGCAGAACGTGACGGTTCTAACGTTGTTGATACTTTGAAATCTCACATGGTAAGCAACACGCTTATTGAAGAATTAACTGGAGAGGCAGTTGTTCTTGCAAGGCGTGAGCAAAAACGTGACATGGACAAAGAATTGCAAGACTGGTGCAGGATAAATGCAAGTTTGGAATTGACAACTGCAGAGATTCAAAGTATGCTTAAGGTAACGGATTCCTTAGCATTGAAGTTGGTGAAAAACACTGATTACTTTGTTAAGGTGAAGCGCGGACTTTACAGAGTTCGTGATGGTTTAGCGGAACGGGAGGCCGTTAAAACAGGCAAAATCCTTGACTAGTAGGGTAGAGAGTGGTAGTGTTGCGACAGTTCTGTCGTAGCCTACTGCCCGAGGCGTACGACGCCGTTGGGCAGTCCCTTTCTCTGCCCAACGAGTGCAGTGGCACTAGGGGGAACGACTTGGTGCCACTGCTTACCTCTCACAAATAGCGGAAGGTCCGCAGTTTTTAAAAAAAGTTTCAGAAAGGAAAAATAATATGAGTAACTTAACTAGGGAAATTAATCCAATGAAGGCAGAAAGCCCTCGTCCTCGTAACTCTGCAGGTGGTCGTGGACCATCGTCTAAGACCATTGCTCGTCGTGAGCAATTGCAGAGCCAGCCGGGAACGTGGTTTGTTTGGAAGGAAGATTCAAAGACTGGTGGAGACACCGGACAGGCTCTTCGTACGCTTCTAGGAATTAGCAACATCACTGGTGTTGACCGTAGTGGTTTGTCATACGAAGCAACAGCCCGTATGAGCGAACAAGGCACTTGGACTATCTATGTTCGCTACGTTGGCGAGCGCAGAGAGTTTGCAACTGCTGAATAATTTCCCGTGTCGGAAATAGAGAATCCCCCGCCTTTTGGCGGGGGATTTCTACTTTGCGTTGTGGTATAATTGTTGCATGAACAAACCCGAAGGCATTACATACATTGCACAAGACGGCTCTTTCGGAGACGCCAACGGAATCATTATTATCAAGAATTCAGACCTTGCTGAGGGTGTATTAGAAACCCTTACAACAGCGCCAGATAAGCGTAAATGGGCATTTGAGCAGTTAAGTAATATTGATTACCAGAACACTGTTGTAGAGCATTCTGGCACGTTTCTTACAACCACTCAACGCACAAGCCTAAATAACCAAGTTAGAGAATTCTATCTTGGCAAGAACTACACGCTTAATCAATAACTTCAGCGTCAACAATTCCTGACGCCCAACTTGGCTCCATGTCGCCACCAAGTTCAATCATGCTGTTTGCAAACATTTGACGAGCAATGTCAATTTGCGATTCAGACAATTTTAGGTCTTTGCTAAGAATAATTGCCATGAAGGCTGCTCCAACCAAACTGGCTTGATGTTCTTCAAGTTCAATTACTCGTTTGCGCAAATCGTATTTCATCATAAACTCAAGAGCATTTTGATATCGCTCCCAAGCACGTTCCATAACTTCAATCAATGCTCTAACGTGTTCAACGCCAGCCTTGTCAGTTACTTCTAAAATGCCGTTTAGTTCGCTCATCTTGTCTTCAAGAATAAGTGTCCATTGTTTCATCTTTGAAGCAAGTTGAAACGCTTCAACTTCTGGTGGCCCGAGTGGTGTTGGTTCACCTAGTTGTTCTGAAAGTGTTGCAAGTTCTTTTTTCATAACAGTCTGAACTGCGCCAGTAGTGTGCTTGGCTGTATTGCCAAGATGCCACTTACAAGTTCCAGCCCCAAGGTGATTAGTACCCATGCCTGCTGTTTTGTAACAGTAACGAGTAATACCCAATTCCTTGAGTTCTTTATTCTTAAGCCTTGCTCCGCATTTACCTTCTAAAGGTTCTGCGCTTCCCGGCAACTTTTCTTCTGGGTGCAGTTGCGCCCAACGTTCTTCATCAGTCATTGTTAAACCACCAATCAGGTAATGCCCAATCTGAAGGCATGCCTAGTCTAACCATATGTGCGCATGGGTCGCTACCCTCTTCCCATGCTCTTTCTTCAGTTTCATGTAACGGCATTGCATCATGCGTAGAACAAAATTGTTCAGTGCAAAATCCGTTTTCAGTACCGTACTTCAACCATTCGTCAAAATTCATTTTTCCCTTTCATTACCATCCTCGTCCACAACCGTATTGGTCGGGAACATAATTTGGTATTCCTGCCAATGCTTGTATTTTTATAGCAATAAATATTTGTTGTTCTGGAGTTGCATCATACAACGGTCCGAACAATTTAAATCCTCCGTAGGCGTACCAATTTGAAACAAGAATACCTATTCCGCCTTGATAAACACTTCCCATTGAATGCCAATTACTTCCAGTCTCACATTGAGCAACCTTTAACCACTTATCCATAATGTCAGGTGACACAAGCGGTGGTGGAACCATTGTTGGCAACGTCGTTGGCGCATCAATGTGCGTTAACGAAGGCGGTGCAACCGGTGGTGCTGTTAGTGATGCTGGGTTCCATGATTGTCCTACGGCAATTGTTGTACTTGTTGATACCGTTTCCGCCGAGGGATTTGGTGAACTAACACTGAATACAGCAAGTGACAATAGAACGATAGAAAGATATTTCATTTAACCTTTTCTACTTCGACCCACAGTAAAGATTTTTTACTGGGCCAGCCACGCTTGGGGAGTATTTAATTGCTACTTCCACAGCGTAACTTAGTTCGTTTGGGCCTATGTCTTCGCAACCTTCTAAGTAACCGAGGGCATAGGGGGAACCGCTACCAATCGCCAAATACGGCGACTCCATTTCAATCATCGCAAAGTCACCTTGAATGATGACTAATGGACGACCGGGCCAAGCGCAAAGAATCTCCATCTCTTTGATGGATTCATCTTCACCCTTCACTTCTTTGAGCATAGAAACAATAGTCTCCGGACTCACTTTCCTTGCCTTTAACTTCGACAAAAGATTTATAATGCGCCACGAACCAGCCGCTCCCATAATGCCGTTGCCAGCATGAATAATTGCTTTTGGTGTTGAGGCGGCTAGAACCATGTCATCGTCGCTTGATGCGGAGTCAAATGACATACCGCACCAATTTTCACTTGTACATGCAACAACTACTGTCATTAGTCCCAAATTCCTTCAACCAACAAAGTGCGGTGGCGAACAATTCTGTCTGGCCATGTTACACCTTGCAAACGGTCTCCACGAAAACGTTTTACATTTAACATTGTTTCATCAACTTTGTCTTTATACAATGATATACCAATTTCAGGCCACGCCATCCAGCGCTGTGAACCCATTGGCGTTAGGTCACGTTCTCCAGCCTTACCCTTAGCCGCGTGATGCTCCATAACAAGGGCAAACTTGTATCTCGTTCTAAGGTCATCAAGTACAGCCATTGCAGAGTCAGCAGAGTCTTCGTATGTCTCGTTAGGTTGCCTGCGATACATTTTGTAAATAGGACCAATAACAACCAAGTCTGGTTTATGAGCCGCAATTTCACGCTGTACTTCTGCCTTGTCGGACAGATTTCGAATCTCAATACCACCGGGACGACGATAAATCTTTAAACGTTCTTCATCAAAAGCAGTACCAACTCTTCCAGCCATGTGTCTCATGTATGGTTCAGCAGTTTCGGTAATTGCTTGCGTTGGGTTTTCAAGGTCAATAATCAATACACGCTTAGGTTCAATTGGCTTGTGACTGAATGGATGAATGCCTTGCGATACTGACATAGCAATCGTTCTAAGTAGAAGCGACTTACCAGCACCTTCTTCTGCAACAACAATTGTTCGATAATCTTGGTGCATCATTCCTGGAATAACAACTGGTGCAATCGCTTCCGCATTCGCAACAAGTTGGCTAATAGTCATTGCTTGTGGTTCAAGCGAACGCATCGAGCCAACGCCAGTCAACATCTTTCCCATGCCTGATGCAATCTCGTACGGGTTCTCGCCTGTCAACAACAAGTTCTTGTATGTATCAATCTCTCCAATGAGTTTGCGACTAGAACTGTGCTTAAGAACTATTGCACCGTACTCACTAGCGTTCTTCCATGAAGGAACGTTTAGAGACATGTTGACTAACTTGGAAGCAACTTCTTCGTCGTTGATTTCACCAGCAATTGTAACTGGGTCAATCTTTACGCCCCTTGAAAAGAGACTGCGAATAGCGGTAAAAATCCTTGCGTTCAAAGGATTGTAAAAATCCTCGGGAAGACAAGAATCAATGCCTTCTATAACTGCTTCTATAGACAGAAGCATTGAACCTATCAATGCTTCTTCTGCCTGAAAATCGTGGGGTATGGTTTGCCCGTTCACCAATAACCCTTTCTAGTAAGTGGTAAATTCTAATGAATGACGACGGCCTTGGTTGTCAAGTTTGTAAGGCCTGCCGTTTATGTCAATAGGTTGCCCTATTTCGTTAGTGGGACGACTGTAATTCATCTTGACAGGATTATCAAGTATTACTTCTCCGTCCACTGGATTAATCCAAGTCTTCAACTTATCCCAGTCTTCGTAAATCTCAGCAACAACAATCTGCTCTGGTGTTAGTGGGAAAACATCATCTTGTTTGCCAAGATAGTCTTCGTATCGCCTGCCCGGGCCGAAGAACGTCTTGGGGTGTAACGTGTACGTAGGATTTTCGTTCTTCCTCTTTAAAGCGTAGTTCTTTACTGCTTGCATCAATGTTTCGTAAGGAACCTTGTCATCTCTGATACGACCGTTGTAAGCCTCAAATGCTCCCGGCTTGTTTTCCTTGCGAGGATACAAAAGCCATAGTGCCTCAAACTCAGGAGTATAAACTTTAGTCTTACGAGTCTTCTTTACCTCGACTTTTGGCGAGACTATATTATTATATATATTATTATTATTATTCCCCTGGACATCTGTGTCCACCCCCCTGGACATTTCTGTCCCCCCTGACAAATTTGTCCCCCCTAATTCGGGGTTGTAAGGCCATAGGTAGTAGACATTAGTTTGTTGTTTATTGTCCTTAAAACTACTTTTAACAATAATCGCTCCAACATCGCTTAGTTCTTTAATCTTGCGACGAACAGTACGAGCATCAACCTTAAGTAAGTTTGCAAATGAACCGTGAGAAGTGTTGGCAATAAATACTTCGCCCATAAGAATTGCCTTCATGTAACCAAAAAGAACTTTGGCCAATGGACTTAAGTCGGGGTGAACCAAAATCCACGAAGGCGTAATAATAGACTTTTCTCCAGTTAAATCGCCAATAATTGTTGCGCCATCAAACTTAAGAGAGTAAATCGCCTTGCCCTCATGGTCGTATCTATCTGCCCTCATTTGCTCATTCCCCTTTCAGCAAGCGTTTTGACGAGTTCGCCAATAATGCTTCCTTGTTCCTCAACGTCAACACCGTCAGTAACGGAGTTAACAACTTTTTTCTTCTTGTCTAACAGACTGTACATGTCTTCGTCAATGGTCTCAGGTGCTAACAAATACCATGCTGTTGCACCGTGCATGTCATTAACTCGACCATAACAACGGCTGGCACATTGCTCATGTATAGCGGGTGTCCAACCTAGTTCACAGAAGACTACATCACTTGCGGCTGTAAGTGTTAAACCCTCACTAGCGGCTGTCATGTTTGCTACAAATACTCGTACTTTCGGGTCGTTCTGAAACGAGTCCACTGCATTCTGTCGTTCTTCGACTGAAACTCCGCCACGAATCTTCACTGCTACATCTTGGTACCGAGCATACAGTTTTTCAACCATTTCAATATGTTCCGCAAAAACAATGACCTTTTCACCCGTACCGGACTCTAGGAAGTTGTCCAACCACGAAGCAGTGCTTTCAAACTTGATTTTCGACACCGCATCACGAAGTGCGGTAATACGAACAAGATTAACCGAATTTTCAAGGGCAATTTTCTTGCCCCAGTAAGCACTAGAGCCGTCACTGCCTTCTTCTTCGGCAATATCACGCGCACGTTGAGCAAAATACTCAACAACGTCGTCTTCGACCACCTTGTATGAAGCCATTTCTTCAGTAGAAACTGATAGGTATTGCACGGCGTTTCGCAATTCTGGCAGTTCTCCATAAACGTCCATTTTGTTGCGACGTACAAAACAAGTTTCACGCATTTTTTCGTTAA